TGTAGTGTTTTCAGTAAAATAAACATTTTTGTTTATAATTGAAGTGCTATCTGTTTTTGTGATAGATGGTATAAGCTATTTTAACGCTGTTTTAAAGTATAAAAAGCAAAACAAAGTATTAATAGATACAAGTAAGATAATAGTGTCTAAAAAGGTTTTAAAACAAGTTTCTAAATCAAAGCAAGAAACTAAAAATATAAAAGAAAAGCACATAGATAAAAAAGTAAACAATTTTGTTTATTTATGGCTTCTACTTATTCCAGTAGGAATGTACCTGTATCGTCAATTAAAAAATAAATTATTTCTGTAATGGCTAAAAAACAAACTGAAGTATCTGCTAAATTAGATGTTAAAATCTCAAGACCTTGTGTACATTCAAAGTCTAAAACTTCTTCGATTAAAAGCAGTAAAAACTATAAAAAGAAATACGCAGGGCAGGGTAGGTAAGTTTGCACAATTCGCCTTGTTGTAATTCTTTGTTCTTGTTTACTTATTTAGTTGTATTTCAAATCTTATTTTGATTTTGTCTATTTATTTTATTCTTTCTTTAAAAATTAAAATGTTTAAGTTTTGAGAACAAGGCAAAGTTAGTTGTTTTTTTCGACATAGTAAATAGATAAAAACTCAAAGTTATTTACAAATTGTTAATATCTATTAATTACATTTGAATATGGAAAAGAAACCTAAAAAACCTACACGCACTTCTATAGTTAAAAAGCTTGATGCGGTCTTTAGTATATATATAAGACGTAGATATGCGGTGAATGATATATCTAAATGTGTTACTTGTGGCAAAGAAGACCATTGGAAATCCTTACAATGCGGCCATTTTATGTCACGTAAACATCTATCTACAAGATGGAATGAAGACAACTGCCAAGTACAATGTGCAGGATGTAACGTATTTCGATACGGGGAACAATACATCTTTAGTCAATATCTTGGTGATAAGTTAGCTAATGAACTATACATTAAATCAAAAGAAACTTGTAAATTTACAGACGTAGAACTACAAGAACTAATTGAACACTACACACAACTAAATAGTCTTTTCTGATTTCTCTTTATAATTTGGTTAATGTTAAATTGGGCTACTTTAAACGGTAGCCCTTTTTTTGGCTAAAGTGTTAAAATTATGTTAAAAAATGAAATCATAGTATCATATTAAAAAACAAGTTATACATTTGCTTCATCAAACAATAACAAATAACAATTTTAAAAACAGAAATTATGTCAAGAGAAGAAAAAGAATTTAGAAACGATGCAAAAAACTTTTGTGTATTTATTGGAATGATTGCTTTATCAGCTTTAATAGTAGTAAACTTTATATTAGTAAAATAAGATGAAAGATTTAATCGACTTTAACAGATTTCAAATAGAAGCATTACAAGCAGAAATTTGTAAACTAAAACAAGAAAACAATTTACTATCTACTTATTGCTTTGAAGCATTAGAAGAAGTAATTACACAAGGTCTTGATATTTTAACATCTAATTTTGCAGATACTTCAGTTTGTTTTTTAGCCATTACAGAAATAATTTAATTTTAATTTGTCTATAGATATACATTCCTATTGGAATAAGTAGAAGCCACAAATAAACAAAGTAATTAGCTTTTTTATCTATGTGCTTTTCTTTTATATTTTTAGTTTCTTGCTTTGATTTAGAAACTTGTTTTAATACCTTTTTAGACACTATTATCTTACTTGTATCTACTAATACTTTGTTTTGCTTTTTATACTTTAAAACAACGTTAAAATAGCTTGTACCATCTATTACAATAGGTAAACTATCATTCAATGGTTTAATTTCTAATTCTGTAGTGTTTTCAGTAAAATAAACATTTTTGTTTATAATTGAAGTGCTATCTGTTTTTGTGATAGCTGTAGAATCTGTATTGGTTTTTATATCTATTTTAGATACATCTACTTTTCTTGAAGCACAACTAAAAAAAAGTGCACCACATATGATATATACTATTACTTTCATTTAGTAAAATATAATGCTGATTCAGCAATGCGTCTATTAGTTAAACCATTTAGAACTTTACCATTTGCTTTATTCCACTTTAAAAACTCTTTGGCTATATTAGCATCATTTGGGTTGATGTTTACCAATTTTAACAAAGTAGATTTTTGTAAATTAAATACACCTACATTATACGCAAAAGAAGTTAATGCGTTTAACTGGTTTACCGTGATTTTTGAAGTTACAAGCTTTAATACATCTTCAGCAAAACCATCAGCAGTATGTGCTAATATTTCATTAGCGTATTCTCTTGTAATTTGTTTATCTGTGATTTTAACTTTAGTTCCGTTTGGGTAGTAAGTATTACCATACCCGATTGTAGATATTCCTGCAGGACATTTGTAAGGTCTGTCACTATATCCTTCAAACTTTTTTATTAACTCGTAACCTTTATCGCTTAATTTCATTGAAGTCTGCTTTTATTTCTTTAGCCCTGTTAAATGCTGTTTTTAATAATTGCCAAATATCAACTTTAAATGAAGCTTCAATGTTTTCTTTAATAGATACTAATTCAACAAAGATTAATAGTATAGCACATATCTTGGTAAACATAAAGTCAAAACCAAAAGCGTGTTTTACGAATTCATTTAAAACAAATTTGTCAATTAAGAATAAGAACACTATACATATTTCGTATAATGCCATTTTAGAAATTACATTGCTTAATTTTCTGCTTCTTATTGATTGTAACCCTTCAAGTTTTATGCTTTTAAATATACCTGTAAAAGTATCTAAAATTATTGCACTACCTACGGCTATTAATAAACCGTAGATAGGTACAAATAATAATATTAATGAAGCAAAAAAATAATTAATGTATTTCATTCTAAATTTGTTATTCTTCTATTACTTCTTCTTTAGGTGCTAAAGTATTAATAGCTTGTGCTACTGCTACTGCATCTTGTAATTGTAATAAACCACCTTTTTGAGCTAAATGTGCTACTTGTACTAAAATTTCAATTGCTTGTTTAGTTTCCATAATTGTTTGTTTTTATTTGATTTACTTAAAAATAACATAATGTTACTTTTGTTTTTAGTTTTCAAATGGTGGTGGTAATGTTACATTAACAGGATTAATTAGCAAGTCCAATTGCTTGTCTAAATTTTCTTCCATTGCAGGTACATCTAATGTAGCTTCTAACCATCCACAAACTTGGTCTTTAGTTAGTTCTTCATAAGGTGTAAAATCTTCACCTGTAGGCAAAGGCATAGAAGTAGCTCCATACATATCTGTATAAACACCATCTTTTTCTGCAGCATATCGCCAATGAATTGTTATTACTACATCTTGTAAATCACCATCTTTTTTGATACATTCCATTGCTGAAATTATCCACTTAAATATTGTCATATTATTTGTTTTTTAAAATTTCTATTTCTGCTTTTAGTTCTTGTATTGCTTGTACTAAAATAGGTACTAATTTTGAATAATCTACTGATTGCATTTGTTCAGCGTCTTTTTCTCCTGTAACTGCATAAGGTATTACTTCTTGTAATTCGTGTGCTTTTACACCATACATTCTGTCTTCAGATATTTTCCATTTATAATCGTAAGTTTTAATTTTAGAAATTAAATCTAAACCTGAATAATATCTAAAATCTTCTTTTAAACGATAATCTGAAGTTATATTATAAGAAGTAGTTGTAGTAGTTGTGGTAATACTTCCAATCGCACTACCATTTCTTCTAAATTGAATTGCTATTTGAGCACCTCCTGCCCCTGTATAAGTGTCATTTAAAACAAATCCAAGTCTATCTTGTGAGTTATATGTTACACCTAATTTTTCAACGTTAGCAGCAGATGTTGCACCTATAAATACATCACCACCTGAAGTAATACGCATACGTTCTGAACCTCCTGCACTAAACCTATGAAAAGATGCATCGTGGTCCATTTGCACATAAGCTGAAGTACTTCTATTGTATGCCTGTAATGTTACAATATTAGAACCTGATAAATCAACTTCTAAACCATAAGTACCTGATGATGATACTGCAAATTTTGTAGCGGGACTTGTTGTACCAATACCTACGTTGCCCGAACTTAAAATAGTTAAAGGTGTTGAACCTATGTTTACATTGTTAATGTAAAAATCATCTGAAGCACCTAAAGAAAAAGTATATTTAGTACTTCCACTTCTTTCAAGTGTTAATGGTATTGAACCTAAAAACCTACCTACACCTGCTACGTCTAATTTGTAACTTGGCGAAGTTGTGCCAATTCCTACGTTTCCGCCTGAAGTGATTATAGCTTTTTCAGAACCATTTGTATTAAATTTTATAGCACCATTTGATTCATTACTTACTAATAAATCTGTTCCTGTATAAAATAAAAAAGACTTACCAACACCACCAACACTTAAAGCTAACATTGATTGAGAAGTTCCGTTTATGTCAATAACACCTCTACCCGAAGTAGTATAATTTGGTGCTATAGTATTAATACCAATTCCACTTGCATTATCATATATTGTGCTACTTCCTAAAGCAGTTGAACCCGTAAATTTAGGTAAGTAGTTAGTTGTACCCGTTCCTGTGATTGGATTAGTTAATAGTGGTTGGTAAGATGTAGAATCAACACTACCATCCGCTTTTAAGAATTGTGAACTTGTACCTCCACTTTTAATAATTGACGATGCAGTTACACTTGAAGAAAATGTAGCTGCCCCTGCTGAACTTAAAGATAATTTAGGTGTTACTAACGAACTACCCGTAAAGAAATTTAAAGCACCACTTGATTGACCAATACCCGCCAAAGCAGTTTCTACCGCTCCTACATTATTTTTCCAATAAATACCAAAAGCATCATCTATATTTGCACCACCTAATAGATTCAATGTATTATCAAGCGTTTTAGTTCCACTAATAGTTTCATCACCCGTTTTATGTACTACGTTTGAATCATTAGCAGGTGTATATCCTAATATTGTAGATATAGATTTATTCTTCCATAATGAAGAACTACTTTCGTAAGTTAATATATCGTTATTAGCTAATGACGTAAACAATACATCACTACTTTCTGAAAGTTCTTGTGTATTTTGAATCTTAACTAATATAGAACCATTACCACCTGCTTTTTTAATTACATAACCAATTAACACTAAATGTGCAGGACTTGCTGGTTTAGTAGTTGTAAAAGCACCTGCAGTAGTTGACAACCAAAGTAAATCACCTTCGTCAAAAGCTAAAGTATTTAAACCATTTACTATTCCGCTAATTGTAATAAAACCATCAGCACCATTAGCAATTGATTCTGTAACTACTCCAATAGTAGCTGCTGAAGTAGTTTCTGAAGTTGCATCTGCTAAACTTACACTTGGTAAATTACCCGTAGAACCTGTAACATAAACAACCTGCCCATCAGTTAAAGTTGAACCCGTATTATTATGTACTAATATTCTTTGTTCTTGACCTATCTGTAAAGTAGTATCACCATCACCATCAATTAAAGCAGCAGTTCTATTTGCAGCATCCCAATAAATAGTTCCTATAGTTGTAGGTGTACTTGTTGGTGTAGTGT